CAATCTATACCTGCAGCTGTATTAACAATTGCTGATTATCAATATAAATCAGCCTTTGTGGCAGACCACGAGATAAATATGGTTGCGTGCCTAACACAAATTATGGCAGAATGTAAATTTAAGTAGAGGATGAAATGGCAAGAAGAACATTTTTTAGAACTTTGATAGTGAAGTTAAGAATGTGGTATGCTGATATAAGAGGTCATCACGGTAAGAGATGGGATTATGAACCAGGCGATTACTATATGGGTTCTCATAAAGGTCATAAGAAACACGAAAGAAAACACTAACAATGGGCCGCTTTAGCTCAGTTGGTAGAGCAACTGATTTGTAATCAGTAGGTCCGCGGTTCAAATCCGTGAAGCGGCACCAGAAATTATATTATGATAGAATACAAATTATCTGATTATCTCAATGCACTTAACTGGACAAAAGTTAATTTGCTAGACGGAGATGATCTCACTTGGGAAAAGAAGTACCCACCATACGTAATAAATCGTTGTTTATCACAGCATGTTGACGCTATAATGATGGCAAATGAGATGAATTTTCATCACGGCCTCACCAAACGTTTACAGTTTCATTTTCTACTAAATAGTATTCGTAAGAGAAAGAGGTTTGGTGGTAAGTGGACTACAACTACTAAATCAAAAAATTTAGAGTATGTAAAAGAATATTATGGTTATAGCAATGCAAAAGCAAAGGTAGCCCTTGACATACTGGATAAGAAACAATTGAATCTTATTAAGGAAAAACTTGATAAGGGTGGGAGAAAAAAATGAGTGACGAGAATTTTAATTGGTCACCTGAGCAGATGTTAGAGGTTACACTCAAACAGCCAGATGACTTTCTAAAGATTAGGGAAACCTTGTCCCGAATAGGTGTTGCAAGTCGTAAAGATAAAACTTTATTTCAAAGTTGTCACATACTACATAAACAAGGTAAATATTACATAGTACATTTCAAAGAACTTTTTGCTTTAGATGGTAAGAAAGCTACATTAGTTGAGAATGATATTCAAAGACGTAACACAATATCAGTTTTATTACAAGATTGGAATTTATTATCTATAGTCAAATCAGAGGCTGCTGAAAACAAAGCACCTTTATCACAAATCAAAATTATTGCTTTCAAAGAAAAAAACGAATGGAATTTGCAAGCAAAATATAACATCGGCAAGAAACAACCAACTGAAGAAAACAAAACTGAATAGGAGTATATTATGATTAGACTATACAGACTCTCATCTGGAGAGGACGTAATAGGTACGCCACAAGAAAGTGATAGAGCAGATCACTTGGCAATAAAGAAACCTTTTGTATTAATACCAATGCAAGGACAACCAGGCAAACCTATGCAAATAGGATTTCATCCATACATACCATACACAAAGGATGAAGTTATACATATCAAAGAGGCAAATATAATTACTGACACTACACCAGATGATAATATGATTGGTGCATATCAACAAAATACAGGTCAGATAGTTACACCTAAAGCAAAAATTATCACATAGTATTGACTTTTAAAATCAATCGTGTTATAATAAGATATGAATTTGGCGAGTAGTTTTTATACAAATGTTGTAGAGCATAAAGGTAAACTTCTTATTAGAGGTGTCAATAATGGGCAATCTTATTTAAGTCGTATCAATTATAGTCCTACACTATACCTACCTACAAAAGAAGAATCAAAATATAAAACTTTAGATGGTACTAATCTAAAAGCAAAACGATTTGATTCTATATCAAAAGCAAAACATTTCTATAGTGAGTATGCACCTATACCAGAGTATAAAATCTTTGGTATGAATAGATACAACTATCAATACATCGCTGACGAATACAAAGGCGAGATGAAGTGGAACAAAGACTACATTAAGATATTCACACTTGATATAGAAACCGAGTGTGAAGGTGGCTTTCCCGATCCAGATACTGCAAAAGAAACGATTATTTGTATCACTATAAAAAATCACAGCAATAAACAGATTATCACATGGGGTACAGGTGACTTCATTTCTAAAAAGACAAATGTAACTTATGTAAAATGTCAAAATGAAAAGCACATGTTGCTAGAGTTTCTAAAATTCTGGTGTAAGAATCATCCTGATATTCTAACAGGTTGGAATGTAAAGTTTTTTGATATGCCTTATCTTATGAATCGTATGAGATATATCTTTGATAATGATACAATCAATAAAATGTCACCATGGAATTATGTCAACGCAGATAGAATACAACTTGGTAATAAAAGCAATCAAATATGGAATATACTAGGTGTATCTGTACTAGATTATTTTGATCTGTATAAAAAGTTTACATATGTCCGACAAGAAAGTTATAAACTTAATTACATTGCTAAGGTAGAACTAGGCGAACAGAAATTAGATAACCCATATGAAACGTTTAAAGATTTCTATACAAAAGATTATCAAAGGTTTGTAGAGTACAATATACAAGACGTAGAACTTGTTGATAGACTCGAAGACAAAATGAAACTGATTGAGTTATGCCTGACTATGGCATATGATTACAAGGTAAACTATACAGATGTTTATTCACAAGTAAGGTGTTGGGATACAATCATCTATAATCATTTACTTACAAAAAATATTCAAATACCACCTAGAGAAGATCAGATTAAGGACACACAATACGAAGGTGCATATGTAAAAGATCCACAACTAGGTTTGCATAACTGGATTGTTTCGTTTGATTTAAACAGTTTGTATCCACACTTAATTATGCAATACAATATTAGTCCTGAAATGTTTGTAGGTACAGAACCTAAAGCAGTAGGTGTAGAAAATTTTTTAGATGAAAGATTAAATCTCAAATGGGCAAAAGATCGTAATGTGACTATTGCACCAAACGGTGCCATGTTTAAAAGAGATAAACAAGGTTTCTTACCTGAACTTATGGAGAAGATGTACACCGAACGTGTAGTATATAAGAAGAAGGCAATTGAAGCCAAGAAAGAATATCAAAAGACAAAAGACCCAATCTATTCAAACGAGATTTCTCGTTGTCACAATATACAGATGGCAAAAAAGATTTCACTTAACTCTGCTTATGGTGCTATTGGCAATCAATATTTCAGATACTTTGATGTAAAACAGGCAGAGGCAATTACACTAGGTGGCCAGTTATCTATTCGTTGGATAGAACGTGACGTAAATAAATTTATGAACAAGTTGCTAGGCACAGATAATAAAAACTATGTTGTGGCGTCTGATACAGATTCAATCTATCTAAAATTAGATACACTTGTTGAAAAAGTTTGCAAAGGTAAATCAACAAAACAAATAGTTGACTTTTTAGATAAAGCAGCTGAAGAAAAAATACAAAAAGTTATTGATAGTAGTTTTGAAAATCTTGCAAAATATGTAAATGCTTATCAACAAAAAATGATTATGAAACGAGAAGCAATTGCTAACAAAGGTATATGGGTTGCTAAAAAACGATATATGATGAATGTATTTGATGAAGAAGGTGTCAAATATGATATACCTAAACTAAAGATTATGGGCGTAGAAGCAGTTAAGTCATCCACACCTGAAGTATGTAGAGGTAAGATTAAGGATGCTATTCGTGTAATTATGAATGACAGCGAAGACGCTCTAATAAAATTCGTAAATGACTTCAAAGAAGTCTTTATGACACTCTCGCCAGAGGAGGTTGCCTTTCCTAGAAGTTGTAATAATCTCAACAAATACATTGACAGCAATTCAATTTATAAGAAAGGCACACCTATACATGTCAAAGGTGCATTGATATATAATCATAATATTAGTAAACACAAACTAGGTATGAAATATCCTTATATACAAGATGGCGATAAAATTAAATTCTTAATGTTAAAACAACCTAATACAGTTAAAGATACAGTTATATCTTTCTCTACAAAAATACCATATGAGTTTGAATTACACAAGTACGTAGATTACGATACACAATTTCAAAAAACATTTACTGATCCGTTGAGATTTATACTTGACTCGATAGGGTGGAAGTTAGAACGTGAGGCCACACTTGAAAGTTTCTTTGAATGATAGATTTTTTTCTAGTTATGGTTATGGCACATTGGGGTTACGCAACAGGAGGCATACTTGCAATTAAAACTGATTGGAGTATTCCTAGATTTTTAATTATTATATTATTGATATGGACATTGATAAAAAGTATAGTGTAATATACGCTGACCCACCATGGTCTTTTAAAACATATTCAAACAAGGGTAAAGATAGAAGTCCTGAAAAACATTACAATGTTATGAACTTTAAAGACATATGTAATTTACCTGTAAATAATATAGCAAATGATAATTCAGTATTATTAATGTGGGTAATTGACCCTATGTTAGATAAGGCCTTTGAAGTGATTAATGCTTGGGGGTTTAAATACAAAACTGTAGCCTTTACGTGGGCAAAGACAAATAAAAAATCTGAAGGTTTTTTCACAGGTCTAGGTTATTGGACTAGAGGTAATCCTGAAATGTGTTTACTTGCAACAAAGGGCAAACCTAAAAGACTATCAAAAAGTGTGCCACAACTAGTTGTAGAAAAACGTAGAGAACATAGTAGAAAACCAGATATAATGTACAATCATATAGAGAACTTATTGGAGGGACCTTATATAGAACTATTTGCTAGAACGCAAAGAAGTGGTTGGGATAGTTGGGGAAATCAAACAGATAAGTTTTAATATGCAATTGACAATAGCAATAGTATGTGTTATAATGATATATGGATTTATATATTGGATGCTAAGAAAGTGGAATGATGAACTACCTAAGTAAATACGCAGACGAAAATAGATTACCTATAATGGATCAACAGACCTTTGAAACGGTCACTAACGATATAGGTAAAGAAAAATTTAGGCTAGACCTTGCAGAATATATTGCAGAATACAGACCAACGTTTCCTCTAAAGAAGATTTCATACGAAGCAATGCGTCAGGCATTTAAGTCTTTACAAAAACAAGATGTATGGGAGTTTGTAAAACCTATAGAACTATTAGAAAAAAATGTAAAAGAAAAATATGATGATTACAAATATAATTTTAAAGATAATGGTCTAGGTATCATAGACGCACCATCTAATTTCAATGACATATCAAATTACTTTCATCAACATTTAAGATTGAATTGTGGTAGTTTTGGTTTCAAAGCACCTATAGATGTATGGGAGCAGGGTACAGCAAAAGATATATGGCGTTGTCTAGGTCCTATATGGCGTGGTATCAATGGTATGAAACCTGTTGAAGTAGATAACAAAATAGAATTAAGAGGTGGTAGATTAGATGATAAGAGTTACATGTCAGCGTTTAGATTAGGTACATATATTGCAACACAATTTAAACCTAATGTAGCAAAGACAATCTATCAGATGACAAATGCTAAAAGAGTATTAGATACATCATGTGGATGGGGCGATAGACTTGCAGGTTTCTTTACTAGTGACGCTGAAGAATATATCGGCTGTGATCCTAATCCCAATACTTACAAACAATATTTAAAACAAGTAGAAACATATAATAGTTTCTTATCTAAACCTAAAAAGGTAACTATCTATAACTGTGGTGCTGAAGACTTACCATGGGATAAAATTGATAATATAGATTGTGCATTTACAAGTCCACCATACTTTTCTACAGAAAGGTATAACGAGGGTGGTGAAAAAGAAGAAAATCAATCATGGCATAAGTTTGATGAATATTCTAAATGGCGTGATGACTTCTATCTACCTGTTGCTCAAAAGAGTTTTGAGAGATCAAAGCATATGTTTGTAAACATTATGGATCCTAATATAAAAAACAAAAGATATTATAGTAGTGATGAACTTGTTGATAGTTTAAAAGATAACTTTGTAGGTCAGATAGGTATGAGGATTATGCAACGACCTAAATCAGATAAACTATTTGAAAGTGACGAAGAAAAAGCAGAGTTTATGAATAGAATATATATTGAAAACGTATGGTGTTTTTCAAAAGAAAAATTAGATTACTTTAGGCACAGTAGAAGGGCAACATTATTTTGATA